TGCATTGCACGCTCAGATCGCAAGGGTCAGGACTCCGACAAGGTGACGGTCATCCACATCCAAGGCTCGCCCATCGAGAAGAAAATGTTTAAGGCATTGGAGGGCAAGGTAAGTGACCACTCACTACTGACACAAATGTTCGACACAGAAATAAATTCTTGAAAGGAGTTGCAACCCAGAGTTTTTTATGTACACTGTCCAACCTTAGACAAAAACAATAGGAGAAGCAAATGTCTGAAGAAGTAGTACCCCTCGATAAACTTGCAAAGGTTTATCGCAAAATCAAAACACAGATCGACACCTTGACCCAAGAGTACGACACGCAAGTGGAAGCGCTCAAGGCACAGCAAGACCAGATCAAGTTCGCAATGAAGGACACGATGAAGGCGCTTGGCGTCAGCACGGTCCGCACAGAATTCGGGACGGTTTCCTTGGTGACCAAGACCCGCTACTCGACGCAAGACTGGGACTCATTCAAGAAGTTTATTCTTGAGCACGAAGTCGTAGACCTGCTGGAGAAGCGTATCGCGCAAACCAACATGGCAAACTTTCTCGAAGAGAACCCCGGTGTTCTACCACCGGGACTTAACGCGATGACTGAGTACGACATCTCAGTTCGCAAACCCACCAACTAAGCACCTTTAAGGAACTGCTATGACAAAGAAAAAAGAAGACGTGTTGGAAGCAACACCCGTACTAGACCCGATGCAAGGGGTAGACATCCCTGAGCGCAACGAGAAATGGGACCGCGGAAGCGCCCTCAGTCACGCGCTCCAACACCACAAGATTAACGGCGGTATGTTGACGGTTGCACAACTGATCGACAACGCAAAACAATTCAACGCTTACATCACAGGAGAAACAAAATGAGCAACATCGCACTTTTCAGCCCCGCAAACGTACCCGCCTTCGCACGTAACAACGAACTGTCCGACACCGCCAAAGCCCTGACCGGTGGTGGCGTCAACAACAGCAAGCGTATCTCCATCAAGGGCGGCGTGTTCCGTCTCTTGGCCGGTGGTAAAGAGATTGCTACTGTGGACGAGCGCTTCTTGGACGTCATCATTGTGAAGGCTGCCCCCAAGGTCAGCCGCGTGTTCTACGCCAAGTCCTATGACAGCGAGAACGTGACCGGCCCAGATTGCTCAAGCAACGACGGCGAGCGTCCAGACGCACACATCAAGACACCACAGAACAGTGCTTGCCACAACTGCCCACAGAACATTGCTGGCTCAGGCACAGGTAACACACGCGCTTGCCGCTTCAACCAGCGTCTCGCAGTGGTCTTGGAGAACAACCCAGAAGGCGACGTCATGCAGTTGACCCTGCCTGCTACGTCAGTTTTCGGTAAGGAAGAAGGCGACAAGCGTCCGTTGCAAGCCTACGCTCGCTACCTCGCAGTGCAGAACCCTCCGATCAACCCCGAGCAGATCGTCACTCGCATGAAGTTCGACACCAAGTCCGAGTCCCCCAAGCTGCACTTCGCACCCACACGCTGGTTGACAGAAGACGAGTACGCGATCGTGAAGAACCAGTCCGAGAGCGAAGATGCCAAGCGTGCTATCCAACAGAACGTGGCGCAGATCGACGGCGTGAAGCCTGCCACTGCCCCCTTGAAGCTCGAAGGAAAGCCACTGGTTGAGACCGTTGAGGAAGACGAGGACGAAGCACCAGCACCCGTGGCCAAAGCCGCGAAGCCAAAAGCCAAGCCCAAAGCCGAGCCAGTTGACGCCGACGAGGAGCCAGAAGTCCGCAAGGAACCTGCCAAAGTAAGCGCCGTGCCAGCAGGCAAAGGCAAACTGTCCGACATCGTGTCCGATTGGGACGACGAGTAACAAGTTCGGGGGTGTAGTTGAAGTCGCCTCGACCTGTACCCATGCGGTGCCGTTCAAAGCAGGTCCGCTACACCCCCACCTAAATATTATGGCCTACTCACAAAAAATCATTGACCTCGTGAAGTCGTCACCGAAGACGCCGGGCAATCAGCTTGGGCGTTGGGCAGTTCACTTGGATTTCCCAGTAACCAAGATCGCGTATGCGTTGGGCGTAACCCGCCAGACCGTGTACAACTGGTTCGAGGGCAAGGACGTGTTCGTCGCGTATCAAAACCGCGTCGATCTACTGGTAAAAATAATGTCCACGTCAAAGACAGCGGACGAAGCATGGAGAAAAATATGTCGGGAATACAACCTAGAAGCCTAAGCAACCGCGAATTGGTGACGCACATCGCCATGTCCATGCACAACGAAGACGGTATGCCACTTGATTTCCAGATCGAGTTGCTGCGCCGCTTCAACTACTACATCCAACTGTCGTCACAAGAAGGCGTGTTGAACTTAGACAGCGCGAACCCCTACGATCCAGCCCAGCTCGATCTTTTCCCAGACACAAAATAAAAACCAAGGACGACTATGGAACCGCTTGAGTTTCTAGCGGAGGTTTTGCCGCCACCCGGTAACGGGTACTACTG